CCAACCGCTGCAAAACCTTTGCCAAAACCTTTACCAAATTTAGAACCTACTTTACGTCCCTCAAATTCCATCTTGCCTTTTAACGTATTAAGTTCTGTCCTTAATTTTGCTTGGTCGGTCTTAATCTGAACAACTAATTCTTCTATTACTTTAGCTGATGCCATTTATCTGTGCCAATTTATCTTTAGTAAGTATCAAATTCTTTTTCTTATATTCTTCGATTGTATCTTTATCAACTTTCGGTTCTTCCCATAATCCATGTGATTGAAGTTTCCATTTTTGAGCTTGTTCTAAATAATCTACAAACTCATTTATAGGTAAGGTTAAGAATTGTTCTTTGTATTCTAAAGGATTTACATTGAAACAATCACAGATCACTGCTTCGTAATATCTTGTATTGTCTCTACTTTTTTTTTATTCTTTTTAAGCCATTCTAAGAATTTAGATTCTTCTACTAATCCTAGTTGGAAATCAATAAAAGTTAAATCTTCTTCTTTAGCACCTTCTTGAATACGAATAAATCGCACTGCTTCGATTATCTCTTTTTCGGTGAGTTGTTTTAATAATTTAGAGGGTGAAAATTTCCATCGATACAAAAACTTATTAAACCAATTCCAATTCCTTTTAATCGAATCATATAATATCTGAACATAAGAAACTATTATATTCTCGCCCTCTAAAGACCCCACTAAGAGAACATCGTAAGCTGAACGATTTTTTAATTCAAAACCTAATATCTTCATTATGTTTGTGTTTCCGTCATTGCTCCGGTAACCCTTCCAGTGTATTGAACAGTTACTATGCCATCAACTGCTCCGGATACGGTTTCAGTTAATAATATCGCATTACCGGCATAAGTTGATTCTTTATCATCCGCATCTGTAACCGCTACTGTGAATGCAGTGGAAGTATTTAAGTCTAATCCGTCAGCTGTTGCATCTTTCAATAATGAAAATGAGATTGTCCTTTCTTGCTTACCGCCTAAATAATCTGATTCACCAGCACTTGTCTTAGTGTCCGATGCGTCTAATTCGCTTAAATTTGTGCTTATTTCAAATTCAGTAACACCGATTTCAACCGTTGCCCATTTGAATACTGTATTTTGTCCCGCTGATTTAGCCATTTTTTAATCCCCTTATTCTTCTGTGAATGCACCGGTTACTCTGCCGGTATATTGCACTGTTACTATTCCATCTACTGAACCAGTAACGGTTTCACTAAGTAATATTGCATTCCCACTATAAGTTCTATCGTTTGCGGAAGCATCGGTTACTGCTACTGAAAATGCAGTTGATGTATTCAAATTCAAACCATCAACAGTAGCATCTTTTAATATTGTAAAAGAAATTGTTCGTTCTTGTTTACCACCCAAGTATTCTGATTCTCCGGCTGGAGTTTTTGTATCTGTTGCATCTAGCTCGTTTATACTTGTTGATATTTCAAATTCAGTAACACCTATTTCACTACTACTCCAAGTAAATACGGTGTTCTGACCAGCACTCTTAGCCATTGGTTATATCCTTATATTTGTTCCATTAAAGCATAATATTCAATTATTAACCGTTTCGATTTATCATCTGCCTCCAGCGGAAACGGTACTCGCCTTAGTTTTCTTAATTGTAAACATTTGTAATTTGTAGTGTCCATATCAGCAGATTCAAATGCAGCTTCAATCTGTCCCGCAAGTGTTTCAACTAATCCATCAGTTCTTTGATAACAACTTATTTGGAAGTATATATCTTCAAATTCCGATGTAGTATCTGCTGTTTTTAATTCATTACCGAAGAAAGAATAAACACAATATGGATATGCTTGATTTACCGGTGCTACTTGATAATAAAAATTACCGGTTACTGTTTCACCTACTGTTGTGATCTTATTTCTTATTTCAGTAATCATTGTAAGAATTTCGTTATTTGTTCTTTATTCTCTAATAAAGCCGGTCTTAAATATGGTTGTGCAGATTGTCTTTTAGTTCCGTATTCAACATATCCGGCATATTCAACATTAGTACCTATTCTACCAACTATCTCACCAGCTTCCGTAACTACTTCTTGATTTAATGAATCTCTTAAATTACCAGTGTCAACCGGTGATCTTCTCTTAGCTTCTGTTCGTACAAATTCAGCAGCTATATTCATTCTATCAAATAACTTTTGTTCAATCTCTTTAAGTCGTTCTTTACCATACCAAATTGTTTTAGCCATTTCGGTAAATATCCAACTCTAAAAGTCTATCTAAATTGTTCGGATTTCGTAAGTATGTAATTCTGTAATCGTTTGAATCCCATGTTATAATCATATCTTTTGTAATTGAAGAATTGTAATTACAATACAATCTATGAGATACTTGATGTCCGTTCCTTTCAGCTATCACCCTTTCAGTTGAACTTACATCATCTATCATACATGGATAATTACTCAATACAGTAGTTGTGGTTTCAACTAATGAACCGCCATCATCTGCTGTTTCAGTAACCGATTTGAATGTAACACTTTGGTTCTTTCTCATGCGTATAACTTCTTATACTTACTAATCTTTTTCTGTAATTTCTTTGAATAGCCATCTTCGTATGTGATTGAATGTGAACCTAATGATTCAGAACGAATACCTACATCGCCACCGGATCGTGTTAATTGTTCACCTATCATATCAGCAATTAAAGATTTTAATTCTGTTGGGAAATCACATTTTCTAATTGTTATAAATCTGCCGGAATCTTCATCTACTGGATTACTCACTAAAGTTAATACGGTTTCGGCTACATCAGCCACTTGATGAAATCCATCATTATGAACAGAGCCATAGATAAAGTACCATCCGGCAGTAAATTCTTCATCAGCATCGGTAAATTCAGCATTCGTACAAGTTATTGTTTTATCGTCTGCATCAAATACCGTTTCAGAAGATTGATATTTAATAAAAGGATTAAAGAATCTATTCTGTGTTTCTTCTATAAATTCTAATTCCGTTTCATCAATTAAAGCACTTATACGAGTATCGTAATCAGTACCGGTAATTCCCAACCTTGCTTTTATTTCTGCTAATGTTGTTATCATTTGTCTTTCCAGAGAATCGCTTTAATCGTGCATTCTTCGGTTGAATCTGATTCAAAATACATATAATTGAATTGCACACCATCTTTTAACGAGAATGTATGTATATCTTCACTATTCGCTGTAACTGTGAATATCCCGAGTGAATCATTATCAACATCATTCAAATCACCAAACGCAGCACCATCAGAACTTACTTTTAATTTATATGATGTTGCTTTATTCGATGAATCTAATTGAATACCGGCAAAGCTATATCCGGCAGTTCTGTAATCCATCAAATTCAATGTATCAGTGGTTGTTGCTGAATCAAATACCATCGGATAAGTTATACGATACATTTGAGCAAAGGAAAGTGAAGAAAACAATAACAACATAAAAATCAGTTTTCTCATTCTACTGCTCCAAATTTCTTTAGCCATTCCGCTTCAAAAGGCAATACCTTTATAGTATCGCCTTTCTTAGCATTGAATCTTCTATTATTAAATTGCCCTTGAAAGTCTTTAATGAATTTAATCGTATCAGATATTTCTTCTTTAACGATTTCCTTCTCAACTTTTGGAGCTACTTTTCTTTTACCCATTTAATCCTCTTTGTATGCGTACAATCCTAATCTTACAGCACAAGGGTTATCTGAATCGCTTGATATAACGATAAGCGGTCTATACTGCGGGAATACCCAATTAGCTGCCCCGAAATCAGTTTCACCTTTTATATCTTCATATCCAGCATGGTTTGCATTCAAAGTATCAGATGCTAATAATGTATCTACATTAACCCAATTACCACCGGCAAACTTGCCTTGAATATAAATTGCAATTATTTCGTCATTGGCGGTTAAAGTGTCAATATCTAAATAGTAACCCATTGGATAACTAGCTAGATTACCGTCATAACGATTTAACTCAATTATTGACCCACTGGTAGAACCGGAATCAACAGAAGATACATAGTAAACCCATTCATGATTATTACCATAAACGGATTCACTGACTGCAAATGATTGTGCCATCAAAGGGATTGAAATAAGTAAAAGAATTATTACTTTCTTTAACATTTTATCCCCCATTAAGTATTAGTCCCGAATGCACTTGCTGAAGTAACGATACATGAAGCATTAGTATCAATCAATCCACCAGCCCAAATACCTTTCCATCCAATATGAACGAATCTGTTCAATTTATCTGTTCCGGTTACCATTGTTGCTCTTGGTGATTTTGATCTTGACCATGCAGTTCCTAAAGCGTTTCCGCCAAAGAATGATGTATGGTAAGTATCAACTGTACCACTACCGGCATCAGAATTAGTAGTAACATTAGAAGTTTCGATTACTTTGAATCCTCTGAATTTACCAACTTCATTTTTCAAGATTTGTTCTTTACCTAGATATTTGTAAACATCTTCAAAAGAACCAGCACCGGTAGCATTTCTTAAATCTGATAATACATGAGGATGTACAATCATTACATAAGAATCATCAATCAATTTTGGTATGTTATTTGCTCTTAGAAATACATACGCTTTTTCGATGAATGTTGGTGTAATAACATCACCAGCTATTGTTGATGCTTCGTTAGTAGAATTAACTGTATATTCATTAGAACCGGCTTCTAAAAGTTGGATGTGATACTTATCAATGTAAGTACCCATATCTCTACCAATCAATTCTGGGACGTAATTGTTCAAACGTCCTTCAGTTACAACATCACCTAAATCAGTAGTTGTTACAACATTACCATATTCAGCTAATGTTACAGTTACTTTACTGTCAACCACTGCGTCACTAGTGACTTCTTCGCCATCAGTCAATGCACCAGCACCGTCTAAAGCAGCGAATTTAATAAAACTATGAGATACACTATCTGTATCAGCCGATTGGCTAATAAGAGGTGAACCTTTATAAAAATTTGTAGATTCTTGTGCAGCCAAGAGAACCCCTTGTTGCCATGTAAGAATCTGTGCTTGATCCATAACACCTTTATCGGTGACTACTTCAAATAAATCAGACATTTGTCATTAACTCCTTAATTGTTCATTGCTTTCCATTCGGCAAATGTTTTCGGTGTAGATTCCGCTGGAACTTTATCTGTAAATTCTCCCTTCGGTTTCTCACCATTCAATTTTTCTTCACCGAATAGCTCTTTATTATTTTCAGCAAATTCTTTCATTCTAGCTTCAAATTCATCATCTTTTACATCTTTGAAATCATTAACGTATTTGTCAATAAATTTTGGCTTCATTTTGAATTGCGAAAGTTTGCCTTTTATTGAGTTTGTTAATTTCTCGTTATTTAATGCTTCTTCTGATTTAACCCTTAATTCTGATTCCTTTTCTAACTTCTGTTCTAACTTCTTGAAATTATCAGCAAGTTTCTCTAATTCCGATTTACCAACATTCTTAGATTGCTCTAATTCCTCTAAAGCTAACTTCTTTTCAGATTCAAGTGCTTTGATCGATTCATCCTTAGATTTTAATTCATCTAATTTTGCATTAAATTCTGATTTCGGGATTACTTCTTTGGCTAATTCTTTTTTAAGAGTGCCACCCTTTTCTTTGTAAATTTCATCCCCTAAAACATTTTTAAGAACTTCATCCAAACCCATTACATACCTCTTTGTTTTTTATTCTGGTTACTGCCAGTTAAGGCAATTTTTTTATGCAAGAATTTATAACTTGCAATAGTCAATATAATATGTTATTTTAATGAGTTTGTCTAATTATTTAGACAATTTTTAGATGGGTTCTTCTTCGTCGTCATCATCATTGAATATTTCAGTAATATCGAAATTAGCAGTTACCATTTCGAATACTACATTAAATTCATCATGAGTTAATCCGTAATCGTAGAATAGTGTGGTTATGTCGTCAGCTAGTTGGTTTAATTGTCTTTCTCGTTTCTCTTGATACTCAATCGCTTGTTCTCTTATTGTCTTTTCATCTTTCATATTAAAGATATAATAATTGCTATTCCTATTATTGTGAATACCAAACAATATATACATCCAAGTATATATTTAACTTTTAGATTGACTCCGCTTCCAAATCTCATACTTATCTTTATCCAACTTCTTCGCTACTTTAGATTCATCATAAGTTGATTCTAATCCTTCTATCTCTTTTACAGTCGTGCATCTGCAATTTATATCTTCTGCCGGATTACCGCTTAATCTCGGTGCATCTGCCGGTGAACCGCCTACAATCCACTGACCGTTTTCATTCTCCGGTTGATTATGTAATGATAAATGAGTATCTCTTACACGATTATCAACTGTTGAATACCATAATCTTTTAACGTCTATTCCTAATTTATCGGCAGATTTCTTAAAATCATCATAAGCAATTAAATCACCTAGCGACCTTGCTTTACCGGATTCAGTTCTTATTATTCGTTCAATAGCTGAAGTTAAATTGAATTTGGGTGTTTTAGATGGGAATAATTCTTTTTTAAGCATACGTGCAGTTTTATTATATCCATCACCTTTTATTAAACCTTGAGTGATTGCGTTATTGATTCTTCTGTATGCCTTAGCGTGATTCTCTTTTAATACTTTATCCCATATCCATGCACCATCTTCTTTATTCTTAAATATATAACCAGTTATTTTACGATTAACACCGGTTAATACTGAAGCGTTTATTACATTTGGATCGAACATACCAAAGTTGATATTTATTCCAGCACCTTGCATTGCATTATAATATGCAAATCCTTGTGAATAATATCCTTCTTTTAATGAGTTTTTAACAACTTGGTTTACTGCTGAACGAGATACTTTGTTAGCATTATTTAATATTTCTTTAATTCTTAACTGAATATTCTGTAAGCGATTATGCTTGAATAGTTCTTTTTGGATTTGAATAGTATCTTTTGGATCAATACCATCTATTTTATCGGTGAGTTTGCGTAATTCTTTTGTAATATCATTTAATGCAGATTGATATTGTTTCTTGATTGCTTCGAGATATGGCTTCGGAACATCAGTTAATGATTCAGCTTGTTCATTGAATCTTTTTAATACCTCATTCGGTGTCATCTTCTACCGGCATTTGACTTTGATACGCTTCTCTGTCTTTTTCTAACCGTTCTAATTCTTCTTGTAGATTATCTACATACGGATGTTTAGCCAACCGAGTTTCTTCTGATATCTCTGCTCCGCCCGAACTGGCTAAGTTGTTTATCAATTCAGTATCATTTACTATCATATTCTTACCGATATTGATTTTAACTTCTTTGTAATCAAAATCTTTAATTCCGGATGAATATTTAGCGAATCCAGACACAAAGTATAATAGCGTTCTAAGTGCTTTTTTTAATTTAGCAATCATCAGTTCAGCTTTCATATCTAAAAGCATATAACGTGATTTTAATACGATATTAGTTATATTGCCATCACCTACTAATTGCGGATCAACTCCCATTAGTAATGTGAATATCTCTTTACGAGTACGATCTAAATGTGAATCTTTTGCAGCGTGTGGAACTTCATTTTTAATTGCATCAACTTTAGCATTTTCATCATTAGTTAATATCATTTTTAATGTGAGAATGTTCTTCTTTAATCTAGCCCATTCACGTGCTTTTTCAGCCGGTGTCGATCCGGTTAATTGATAACCTTGTATATG